CAAAATAGTTGATGAATTAAGTGAATGTTGATAAATAGTATTACACAAAGATTAGGAGTAGTAAATGTCACTTGAAGATAAAATTAAACAAATCCTAAATGGATTAAATGAAGGCAAAGCCGAAGATGTACTTAAAGCTGCTGCCAATTATGAATCAGGTTCGTCTGATAAGCAAAAAGATGATGATGAAAATCAGGATGATAATGATTCTGACGATAAAGATGATGGTAAAACAGATTTGTCAAAAGATAAGAAAGAAGACGACAAAGATGAAAAGGTTGTTGGAGAATCTGAAACTGTTCCCGGCATCGGTAAATCATTAAAGATGCCAGATCAAGAATTATCAGGTACATCTAAGACAACTAAAACTGTTGCTAAGTATAACAAAGGTACTAAGCAAGAAAAGGTAGAAGATGTTGCAAAGAATGATTCCACAGACAGCAAAGCAACATCCGAAACAGCTAAGATTAACAAAGATTATAAACCAAATGTTCAAGGTAAATTAACACAAGAAGCATTTGAGGCTTTGTTCTCAGGTGAAACTTTGACAGAATCTTTTAAGACTAAAGCAGAAGCAATTTTTGAAGCCGCAGTTGAACAAGTAACAGAAGCAAAGATCAAAGATTTGGAAGAAGAACATCAGTTGAATCTAACTGAAGCAGTAGAAGAAGCAAAGGGAGAGCTAGTCGATCAAATTGATGGATATCTCGGACATGTAGTCGAGTCGTGGCTAAATGACAATGCTGTTGCCCTTGAGAGTGGTATCAAAGTCGAAATGGTTTCTAGTTTCATGGAAAATATGAAACAAGTTTTTACAGAACACTATATTGACGTTCCAGAAAGCAAACTTGATGTAGTTGCTGAACAATCTAAACAGATCGAAGAAATTCAATCTCAATTAGATAAGGCAATTCAAGAAGCTAATGATGCTAAAGTTGAATGTACTATCCTAACATGTGAAGCAATCATCGCTAAACATTCACAAGGTCTTACAGCAATCGAAGCAGATAAATTGTATTCATTGGCTGAAGCAGTCGAGTTTACAGATGAGGAAACTTACACATCTAAAGTATCCGCACTAAAGGAATCTTATTTCCGTAAAGGTGCTAAAGATGTAACATCTCAAGAGAAACAAACTCCAATAACTGAGAATAAAATTCACTCAGATGTTGAAGCAGTATTAAAGGCCATGAAAAGCCCAATTATCCGTAGTTCTAACTAAGAAAGGTATCACAAATGACATACTTAAATGAAGCCCTAGAAAAATGGGCACCCGTACTAGATGATGAATCTTGCGAAAAACTAACCGGCGAACGTAGACGTGTTACTGCTATCGTTATGGAAAATACTGTTCGTGAGCAAGGTAAATCCGCTCAAGCACAAAATGGTTTCTTGAATGAAACAGTTCCTAGTTCCTCAACCGCCAACGTATCTAACTATGATCCAGTTATCGTAGGTCTATTGCGCCGATCCATGCCTAAGTTGATTGCTTATGACTTCTGTGGCGTACAACCAATGACAATGCCTACAGGCTTGATCTTTGCTGCTCGTAATCGTTATACCAATAGTTCTGGTACAGAAGCGTTGTTTAATGAAGCAGATCCAGGCTTCTCAACTGGTGCAGCATTGCAATCTCCTGCTACTACTAACCCAGTAGATGCAACAAATGGTATCAATACATTCTGGGATAGCACTCCTGTAACCACTCCTACTGGAGTATCAACAGCAGCAGGTGAAGATTTCGGTGGAGCAACTACACTAAATCAAATGACTTTCACAATCGAAAAGATGACTGTGACAGCCGTTGAGCGTGGTCTACAAGCTGGTTACACAGTTGAATTATCACAAGACTTAAAAGCAGTTCATGGTCTTGACGCTGAAACTGAATTGACTAATCTTTTGTCAAATCAAATCATCGCTGAAATGAATCGTGAAGTTGTTCGTACACTTTACAAAGTATCAACTGTTGGCGCTGAATTGACTGCTGTTCCTGGCACTTTTGACTTGGATGTAGATGCTAATGGTCGTTGGTCTGTTGAACGTTTCAAGGGTCTCATGTTCCAAATCGAACGTGAAGCAAATCGCGTAGCTCAAACAACTCGTATGGGTCGCGGTAATATCCTTCTAGTTTCCTCAGATGTAGCATCAGCACTAGCTATGACAGGTAAATTAGATGTAGGCACTATCGGCTCAGCAGAAGCACTAAATGTTGATGATACAGGTGCTACCTTCGTAGGTACATTGAATGGTAAATATAAGGTCTTTATTGATCCATATATGGCTAACGGTGATGCTAACCAATTCTGCGTTGTAGGTTACAAAGGTAATGATCTAGGCAAAGCTGGTATGTTCTATTGCCCATACGTTCCTCTAACTATGCATCGTGCAATTGATCCGGCAACCTTCCAACCTAAGATTGCATTTAAGACTCGTTATGCTCTCGCAGGAAATCCATTGAACGGTGCTAATGCAGGTAATACTAATGCATTTAACCTAGCCGCTCAGAGTAATAAGTTTTTCCGCATCTTCCGTGTGCAAAATATCGCATAAGAAAACGTAACGTTGTAATTGAAAAGACCTAGAGTAAAATCTAGGTCTTTTTTTCGTATATCACTTTAATATAAAAGTAAGAGTACCACAATCATATATCTGTCGATATACATTATCAAACATAACCTACCACTCTGCTCTAACATCATAAGGAAGGATTAACATGAGAGAATCTGAACGGATTATGAGGTTTATGAGTTCGCAACCGAATGGATGCACGGGGTCGCTGACCGCTGATGTGCTTGACGATCTTTGCGAGACACACGACACGCAATGTATTTTTGCCAACGGAACGATGATGAAGGCGGTATTTACGCCGCTGACAGAGAAAACAATCTCCTATAGGACTGCGCCAGCATGAGGCGCTTTGCGATGTGACTGATCGACAACGTGCCGATGGGCAGGCTAGCGCCCCACGTTTTAGGACTTGTCTGCCCAGACTATATTCAATCCAGTCAATATTGTTATCCCGCATATCAAATCATTCCGCAACACCGCCACTTGTGACTGTGCTTTCGCAAGATGGGTGCGGAGTGATGCGAGTTCTGATTCCAACTCGGCTATCTTTTTCATAGCAAGTTCAAACTGTACATAATCTATTTGATCGTTCATCATCCACCCCTTCTTAAAGGTGCTATCATCTCATTCCCCCTTTGCTGTTAAATAGACCACGACCCCGAATTCGAACCCGACCACGAACCCGAACCAGACCACGAACCCGAACGCGACCGCGACAACGAACCCGACCACGAACCAGACCACGAACGCGCCAACGACCACGAACCTGAACCCGACCGCGACACCGCCGACCGCGAACCCGACCACGACCGCGACCGCGACAACTTAGAACCAGCCAACATTATCGCTGCGTTCATTTTTGGCTCCGTTGAACGTTTTTAATTTTCACAAAATCAACAATTGACCCGGTGCTAATCACGACTTGACCATCAGGGAACGGCTCGACTTCGCCAAAAGTACATTTTTTAAGCGCGTCAGCAAATCGTCCAGTATTGGCAATCCATGCCGCATCTTCCAAAACAACCCATTGCTTGCAAGCAGCGATAACGCGCCCTGTGTCAATCATCGTAACCGTGCGAATGAAGTAAACAGCGCCGATTTCAAAAGGCTGAAATTCTCCATCGTAAATTGGCTTAATTGTTGATGGTGGTATAGAATCCGCACGAACATATTCAACTTCATTAATTTTGATTGTATTAATTTCACTCATTTTAGTACTCCTCAAATGCTCCACGTGATTTACTCATCATTAACCCTTTCTTAAACAAAATACGGAATATCTATATATTGGCATGTAGGGCAGCACATAACCCCCATACGCCCTACATAGATTTCAGCATCGCCATTTGATGCATAGTTATCTAGTCCGTTTATCCTAAATTCCTCAAGGTCATCACAATCATTATCTTCTTTTGTGTTTGGACATTTCATCATTCACCTCTTTATTGTTAAAATACCTAACCTGCCGTTCGAGTCGCACGGGCGGCGGCGGGACAGGTTCGGTGCTTTTGTTCATGGTTTCTCCTCGCTCCTTAAAGTGTTTGTTCAGCGAATGTGTGTATTATATACTAGCTGATAAAGAAGTCAACAACTATTTTTAAAATAAATAGTGTTAATGTTTATATGCTGCAAACAATTTCATTTTATTCACAATGTTTTCTGCTTTTAGAAATACTAACATCATTTTTAAGAAGTATCATACCACAATGGGCACAATACCACCAATGTAATATTTTTCTGGTAAAGCTATGTGGTTTTGACATTATTTGTTGATTGCTAGAGTAAAAGAACCACAAGAATTATACACGTCAATGCCGATCAGTGTATCAGTTTCGTAATGAACAAACCAATCACGAGAATTACCAACAAACCATGCACCGGCAATACCGAGCGTATGATTTACCATACCATCATCAAGTGCTTTACTAAATGACTGATCTTTAATAGATTTAACCATATCAGACATTCCATCGAATTGTGACTTACATGAGATCAACAAGTTAGCACGATTTTTTTTAATGAAAGACTTAACTGTTGCTTTAGTGATCTTTGCCATTTTATTTCTCCTTAAATGTTCAGCGAATGTGTGCATTATATACTAGCTGATAAAGAAGTCAACAACTATTTTTAAAATAAATAGTGTTAATGTTTATAAAGGAATAAATGATGACAGTCGTTAATTTAGTTGATACAAAATATGTAGGTGAAGCATCAATGACTAATGGAGAATTCCTGACGTTTGATGGATTAGCTAACAATAAATTTTCGTTAATTATTCCTGGACTAGATGATGTATCCTTCTTTCTGCAAAAACTTACTTTACCAACCATTAATGTACATCAAGTAAACATTAATACAAGGGTCATAGATTATAACGGCATTGGTGAGAAACTTTTATTTGAGCCGTTTATTGTTACATTTATGGTAGACAAATATTCAAGAAATTGGGCATCTATTTTTAATTGGATGAAGTCTATGACCGTTAATGGATCAAGTGTAGATAAAGAAGCTGATGTAGTATTAATGATAGATAATAAACCATTTATTAGATTCTATGGTGCATGGCCTACATCTTTATCTGGATATGATTTAGACTCTACTGTAGAAAAGTTTCAATATGTACTTGCTAATGTATCCTTTAATTATGATTATCTAACTTATGAAGGTGACTTCAAAACAGTAGATTCTGATTATCTGTAGACTTAAACTGAAGTAGTTAATTTACATTGTGAAGAATTGATAATATTGTAGAGAGAAACGCTTTTTGTTTCTCTCGGAGATGTTGTAGCTGCTTTTTTAGCTACAACTATCTAAAGTATTAGCATACGCTTATGCGATTTATATACTAACTTATATTGATTATTTGTGAAGTGGATATTTAATTCTCACCTAATATTATATTAAATCGTTCCTTCGGAACTAATGTTGCAACGAAAAGACTGTTGCACATTCCCACTTAATTTTTGATTTAATTTATTCTCAGTAGAGTATACGATTAATTAATCATTATATAATCAAAATCAATAAAGAATATTACAGCCTCCCCCACGTTAACGCAGTTGGCTTCTAAGGCTCTGGCGTGTTGTTTACAACAATAATTACGATTTATAGACGGTCTTGCCTGGAGAACTGTATAAATGACAGGGGAGATAAACTCTGCAAAGTCTGAAAGGAAGGTCTTAGGACTGATGCTCTATCGTGTTAGCTTAACGATTTGGTGTAAGTGATATTATCAAACTCACAGTAGAATCCCCAACGGATTTAACTCTCTACTTTGTTCATTGGTAATCTTATTTATTGTTTTAATCTGTCCCTTGTGGAATGGATAAATTCTAATGCGTCAAACATTGTAAAAGCTGTATTTAATTGTACCAAACGTTCAGCTTTTTTATACAATTCTTCTCTATGTTCAACTTGCATTTCGTATGGTTTAGAATTTTCTCTTTTACGTTGACTTCTTGTTAATCTCTTAAATGCCATAATATCATTCTCAATATGTTTAACTATTTATATATTATATTATCATTAACGTATGATGTCAAATTTAGTTGACACATTTTTGACATTATGTTAGATATATTCTATAATCATCTATAATCAACTATATTTCAAATAATCATGCAACTTACAATAAACGATGTTTTAGAACACTGGAAAGTAGATGTTGTAATTGATGAATCTAAACTTTCATCAGAATTAATTAGAGTTCCTATGTTACATGCCAAGTATTTGGAGTATTTTATTTTCTTCAAACAAAAGTTAGCTAATACTGATGCTAAGAAAAATAAGATGGGATATTTGCGTAAACGATATTATCGTGGTGAACTTACACAGCAAGAATTAATTGATAATGATTGGCCTCAATTTCAAGGATTAAAGATGTCTAACACAGAGGTTCAACATCAATTTGAAATTGATCCTATATTGATTAATTTGAAGAGAATAGTTGAAGAATATAAAACCTCTGTCACTGGACTTGAATATATACTTAATTCTATCAAGAGTAGAGATTATTCATTGAAGGCTATGATCGAATATCAAAAATATTTAAGTGGAAATTAATATGAATTATAACTGGTCAATTAGAAACACACTAACATTATTAACATTTCCAGAAATGTTGACTTATGATGCCATCAGATATATAGGAGAACATGAATTCTCCAATGAAATGTTTAATGACTTAGAACTTAATAAGTATTTTTTACTTCGTATAAGCCAGCATAACAATCAATTCTTTATGTTGAAGAACACCGATTGGTATCAACATACTAACGTTAAGGTTAGAATTAATACAGACGATACATATATGACATATTTTGTGGTGAAAACATTAGATGATGAAATATTAATAGAGAGGACATTACATGTTAGTTAATGTTGGATCAAAATCGTTTGATGTTAAACCTCCATTTAATGGCATGACGATTAATAATACGATGACATTATTATCGTTTCCACATTTGTTAAGACCAGAAGTTATTAAATATATTGATGTTTACGACTTTTCTCAAGAAATATTTGAAAAATTTAATGAGTCGTTTTTAATTTATCTTCATATGTCAGACTTTTTTACTCGTACTATGGATAACATAAAAGTTGATGTAGAGTTTTCAGGTTATAACGTTATGTATTTTTGTATTAAAACATTAGAAGATGAAATATTAATGGAGAGAAAATTAAATGTCAACCCTTAAAGAATTAAAAGAAATGGCTCATGCGTTGGGTGCATCTATGTATTCAAGACTAGATACAAATGTAAATAATTATAGAAATGAGTTTTACAAACTTACTCACAAAAATAAGATAGTATCAAACGTTAATGGATCTGGTAGTGGTGTTAATGTACATCGACATATAACAAAGGAAAATGGTATTCCTGTTAGGACTGAATATCATACAAACGACCATGATTCAAAAGAAACATTGCATAATGCGGTAGTTTCATATCAGGCTAAAACAGATAAGTTTCCATATGAACATGAAGTTCAGAAAGTAGTAGAACGAGTTAAATCTAATGATAGATTACCAAACGGACATGCTACTAACGTAATTTACGATCATTTTAAAAAATCAAAATATCCGCTTAGATCAGATTCTAACCAATATACAGACGGACATAAAATGTGGCATCGACTCGTAGATAAAGCATTAGATAATGGCCATCATGTTTATCATTGGGATGGAAAACAATTACAACAGACAATACATGAAAATAAAGCAAAGCATCTTACTAACTCTTTTGGTAACGATGATGTTATTGGGCTTAAAAAGAGAGAACCACACGAAAAATTTGAGAATCATCACATGATTATATCTAAAAATCCGCTAATATGACATCCGACATCATTATAACAAAGAAAAATGAAAGTCTACTTTACCTAGATTGTGATATCGGTATTCTTCGTGAGCTAAAAGATAGATACACATTTGATGTTCCTGGAGCTAAATTCTCTCCTAAATTTAAGGCAAAGGTGTGGGACGGAACTATATCATTAATAAATCTTAACTTCGGTACACTACCAGTTGGATTATATCAAGATTTGATATCTCATATAGAAAAGATAGGATACTCATATGAAGTAAAAGAGTCTACTGTTTATGGTAGACCAGATGATAAAGATGATATCACACCTGAACAATTAAAAGAATTCGTTACATCATTAAATTTACATTCTGGTGGCAATCCAATAGACGTGAGAGATCATCAATTACAATCGGTATTTAATTGTATAAGGAATCAAAAACAAATATCCCTTAGTCCAACTGGTTCAGGAAAAAGTTTGATATTATATATCCTCTGTAGATGGTACTTAGCTAAAGGATTAACTTTTATGTTAGTTGTCCCTAATCTTAGTCTTATAAAACAGATGTTTAATGACTTTAAAGATTATAGTTCTCATAATGGTTTTGATATTGATAAAGAATCTCAAATAGTAGCAGAAGGAGCAGATAAGAATATATGTAAATCTATAGTTTTATCAACTTGGCAGAGTATATTTAAACAACCAGCAAAATGGTTTAACGATAATATTGATGTGATTGCATACGACGAAGTTCATGGAGCAAAATCAGAGTGTGTGAAGGGTATATTTGAAAAATCAACTAATGTTAAATATCGGTTCGGTGTGACTGGATCATTAGATAAATCCACCACTAATCAAATGGTATTACGTGGACTAATTGGAGAAATATCAAGAGTAAAAACAACAAGAGATTTAATTGAAGAAGGATATCTATCTGAAATAAAAATTGCCTGTATAACTCTCAACTACTCTAAAGAAACGAGAAAGTTGTTAGAGGCAGCAGATTATCACACAGAGGATGCATTCTTATGCCAACATCAAGGTAGAAATGATTTTATTCGTAAACTAGCATTAAAGCAAACAGGAAATACTCTAGTTCTTTTTAATAAGGTTGAAAATCACGGGATACCACTTTATGAAAATATCAAGACGCATTGCACAACGCAGAAGGTGCATTTTATATCTGGAGATATCAAGGCAGAAGAAAGAGAAGCAATTAGAATTGCTGTTCAATCTTCAACAGAGAACAATATCATTGTTGCTTCAGTCGGCACTATGGCAGTCGGCATCAACATACCCAGATTACATAATATAATCTTTACTGCTCCTACTAAATCTGTTATCAGAGTCATGCAGTCTGTTGGTCGTGGACTAAGAAAGTCAAATGATAAGGATTATTTGAAAGTGTTTGATATATCTGATAAAATAGGTACTAAGTCGAGTCCAAACTATACATGGCTTCACTTTATTGAAAGACTTCGGATTTTTGCGGCAGAAGGTCACGATTATAAAATAATTGAAATGGACATAGAAAAGTGAATCTAAAAATATTAAAGCTGTCTGATGGATCAAATGTACTAGCAGTAGCAGAATACGTTGATGCTACTTACTCGTATAACTTATCTAATCCAATATCATTTAAAGTTGAAACAACCGCTACCGGAGAACAAACGACTGCTCTTCCATTTATTCCAGGAACAGATCATGAGGTTATACACATACCTTCATACGTTGTGATAGCTACTGCTCCTCCAACAGATTTCTTTCGTAAATTTTATGGGTCATCTTTGTTAAGATTCTTTGTTAACAAAACAGTTCAAGCCGAACTAATGGATGATGGTAAGCTAAGTAATTATGGTAAATGTATTATTCAAGCTAAACGGGATGATCTTATGAAAGAGTATGGTTTAATTGATACCGCACCAGTTGAAAAACATGAAAAGAGGGTATTACATTGATAGTCAAATTAAAACCACATGAAAAAGAACACTATGTAAGTAACAAGAGATTACTTCAGGAATATATCAACTGGTATGCTGAAATTAAAGAAGCACTAGGTGAAGGAAAAGAAGAACCTCAGATTCCTCCTTTTATTGTTGACTCTATGATTAGAATTGCTAATCGTCTAGCATATCGTCCTAACTTTATAAATTACACTTATCGTGACGATTTTATCGGTGATGCTTTAGTTGATTGTATAAGATTTGCAAAGAATTTTAATCCGGTCAAAGGTGATAATCCATTTGCTTATATCACCACTATTTGTTGGAGAGCATTCCTTCGTAGGATTGATGATGAACAAGCACAAAAATATGTTAAAGCAATTATAGTATCTGATAACACTCTAACAGATTTTATTGAGCATTCTAAAATTGAAGGAGATCAACAGATCACAACCGATTATATCGACTTTCTACGTGATGTTGGATACTCTGAGGATTCAATGCCGATGGCACTAAAAAGATCAATTAAGATTAAAGCAGAACGTCTTTTAATGATACAAGAAGATTTACCTAACCCTCTTAAAGAATTTGAACAATGAGTAAAGTTCTCATCCTAGGTGATATACACATAGGAGCAAGATCATCTTCTCCAGTTGTATCAAATTACCAAATCAAATTCTTTGAGGACGAATTATTTCCTTACATGAAAAAACATAATATCAATACGATATTACAGTTGGGAGATTTGTTCGATCAGCGCACCAACACCAATCATGTTATCTTTAATGAGTGGAAGAAAAGATTCTTTGATGCATTAGCAATAGACAATATTAATATGATTACTTTATTAGGTAATCATGATCTAGCATCTAAGAGTAACTTAGACGTAAACTCAACAACATTATTATTGGAACATTATGAGAACATTTTCATCATTGATAGTCCTACCGAATATGACATTTATGGTATGCAATTTTTGCTTTTACCTTGGATTTGTAACTCAAATGAGACTGAAATCACAACAGCTATTAAATCGTCTTCATCCATAATATGCGCTGGACATCTTGAATTAGCTGGGTTCAGTATGCAAAAAGGAGTTGAATCTCATGGTGAGACCAATCTAAAAGATTATGAACAGTTTGACTTAGTATTATCTGGTCATTATCATACTCGCAGTAAAAAGAAAAATGTTCTTTATACTGGTACTCCATTTGAGCTAACATGGGCAGATTATAACGATCAAAAGGGGTTTCACATATTTGATACTAACACGCATAATATCGAATTCATTAAAACAAAGACTAAATTATTCACAAGGATTGAATATGATGACACTGTTGGAATTCCAATTATCGAAGATGTAAAAGATGCGTATGTTAAGTTGGTCGTTGTTAATAAAAAAGATCCAACCAAGTTTGAAAACTTCTTATTGAAGTTGATTGCAGCATTGCCAATTGATATTAAGATACTGGATATAGAAACAGATTTTGAAAATGTTGATATCAGTTCTGATCTTAAATTGGATGATACAAAAACTCTAATTGAAAATTTTATCGACCAAACTGAGACTGAGTTAGATAAGTCCAAATTAAAAAGTATGCTTACATCTTTATATTTGGAATCGCTTGAGGTATGTGAATGAGCAATCTTATATTTACTGAAATATCTTACAAAAATTTTAGATCCATTGGTAATACTCCAATCACCGTTAAACTAAATGCTCATAGGACAACAGCTATAGCAGGTCCTAATGGTTCTGGAAAATCTTCCTTATTATCTGCTATATGTTTTGCTTTGTTTGGTAGAGGCTATGGTGATATAACTAAACCAGCATTAGTTAATGCTATCAATCAAAAACAACTTCTCACTACAATTAAGTTTGAGATAGGTAAAAAGAAGTTTAAAATAGTACGCGGAATAAAACCAAATATTTTTGAAATTTATTTAAATGATAAGCTAGTCAACCAAGATCCCAATGTGAGAGATTATCAAAAATATCTTGAACAACAAATTCTAAAATTTAATTATAGGGCATTCACTCAGGTAGTAGCTGTTGGTGGTGGTACAGATTATGTTCCATTCATGAAATTACCAGCTAAAGATAGAAGAGAATTTGTTGAAGATTTATTGGACATAAAAGTCTTTTCTGTCATGAACACCATAGTAAAAGATTTAGCTAAAGATAATAAAGCTATACTGAAAGATATTGCATCTAATATGAAATCTTTGAAGGATAAAATCATTCTTCAGGAATCTTTTATCAAAAAGTTAAAGACAGAAAAGACACATTCTTCTGAAATTATTTCTGTAGATATCAAATCACTTCGTGATAAAAATAAAGAGATTCAAGATTTAATTGATCCTCTTATCATTAATCTTGCAAATTATGATTCTGACGTAGAAAAGAAAAATACCATTGATGATGCTCTTACTGAAATTAGATTGTTGTCAAAACAAACAAAATTATCAGCTTCAAAATTAAAAGAGAAAAAAGAATTTTATTCGTCTTTGGATATATGTCCAACATGTTCACAATCAATTCATGGTGAGCATAAAGAATATATTGTTAATTCTCATTCGGATGAATTAATATCCTTAGAGTCCGATCTTAATAACTTATCATTTAAAGAGAATACTCTAAATGCAGAATTAAATTCTTTTTCCGATTTACTTCATGCATACTCAGACATTCAATCCAATATATCAGAATTACAACGTGATATGTTTGCTAATACAGCATTAATTAATGCAAACAATAAGAAGCTGACTGTAATCGAAGAAGATAGTTCCAGTGTAGATGATGAAATGTCTAAGTTAAAAGATTTTGCAAAAGATTTTATGTCAACAAGTAAACGTAGAGATACCATGCTAGTTGAACAACAATATCAGGAATTTATACAACAATTATTAGCCGATTCTGGCATCAAATCAAAAATAATTAAACAATACATTCCCACCATCAACAAATTAATTAACAAATATCTGGCTGATTTTGACTTCTTTGTTCTATACAACTTAGATGAAAATTTCAATGAGACAATCAAATCAAGACATCGTGACACTTTCACATATAACTCATTTAGTGAAGGCCAGAAAAGAAGAATCGACATTGCTATCTTATTAACATGGAATACAATAGCTAAGACAAAGAATTCACTCAACTGTAATATCGCATTTATGGATGAAATGGACTCAAATCTAGACCGAGAAGGTTCTGAATTAATGCACAGATTACTCAAAACAGCATCAGCAGATAACGTCTTTATCATTAGTCACAAATCAGAAATGAAAGATAAAGTAGACCATGTTATTGAATTTACATTGAAAAATAATTTTACTGAAATTGTTTGAAAATAGTTGTTGACATTAGTTTTATCTCAAGTATAATGACCACATTCGCTGCACAACACGTCATTAACTAAAGGAGAAATAAAATGACAACATCTTCAAACTTCGTAATGAAATCTGTTACATCTTCCTCAATCGCTCGTATCGGATATGCTCGTAATACTAAGGAACTGTACATTCAGTTTCAATCTGGTAAGACATATCAATATCAAAACATTCCACGCTCAATCGTTTGCAAGTTGAAGAAGGCTGATTCTATTGGTTCATTCTTCGCTCGTAATATTCGTAACAAATACACTTACCTTTAATATTTGCCCATGCTACGTGACAGGTAGCATCAACAAGTAGTTAAATTCAAGACGAGGATTATATGATATTAGAAAATACAAATTCAGTTAAAACAAACATTCAAAATTCAGTTGAATTCAAGATGTCAACCGATTCAGCTAAATTATTTACTCTGTTGGGTGTTAGTTTGTATAAAGACCGTGAGCGTGCTGTTTTAACAGAATTATGTTCAAATGCTCTTGATGCTCATAAGATGGTAGGTAAACAAGATTTGCCAATTCAAATTACGATGCCATCATCATTATCTGCTGAAGTTAGAGTACGAGATTTTGGTCCAGGATTATCTGAATCTGATGTTTATTCTTTGCTGACCACATTTGGAGCATCTTCTAAAGGAGACTCTAATGATTTCGTGGGTGGGTTTGGTATCGGAAGTAAGTCACCTGCTGCTGTAACAGATACTTGGACAATTAATTCATATCATGCTGGAAGTATGACATCATACCTCGTCCATATCAATGATCGTGGTGTACCATCCATTAATAATTTATTTTCTAAACTATCCGATGAAACTGGTATTGAAGTAGTTATTCCAACTAAGTTGACAAAAACTTGGTCTGATGCTGCTAAGAAGGTGTTTGCTCATTATGCTGTTTATCCTAACATACTTGGTGATAAACATAATAGCTATACTAAGCATAAATTTGATTTTGAATTTCATAATCTGGCTAAGTTTACATCTGATGAACCAGGATATTTTCAAAAAGTCGTGGTGATTATGAATCATCGTGATTATTTAATTGATATGTCAAAAATCAAAGACACTCTAAGTTTTGATAAAACAATATATCTGCCATTTGATATATCATCATTACCAGTTAGCTTATCTCGTGAGGATTTGCAATATAGCCAATCCATGATTGCTGCTATCGAACAAAGATATGCAGATATTAAAATAAAATTGTGTGAAGGCTGGGATGCTAATGTCGCAATTCACACAGATTTGGTCGAATATCAACAAGCAGCCGCAAAGTTTAAGAGTGAACACTTTTTAACCGCTACAAGTTGCGGATATATTGCATCCGCTAGTACATTAGATACTATGCGTAATAAGGTTGACTTTGATTATCTTAGTACATATAAAATTGAATTGACAGAAAAAGAGTATCCTGTTCAGTATGGTTATAAAGGATCTGTTTCTAAATTGAAAACAGAATCGTATGCTAAAGGATATAACCATATTAGCACTAGATCGTATTCATCTAAATCGTATTCATCTAAAATATATTTTATAAGGTTTACAGCAAAGAATAAAGATGATATTTGTTTTGTTTGTCGTGATGATAAGAGGACATTGACTAAGGTAAAAAATGCTGGATTAGTTACTGGAATGTACTACACTGTTATTTTGGATAAAGAATGGTTTGATCTTATCCCAGATTGCTTTAATAAGGTAAAAGCCTCATCATTGGTTTGTCCTCCAGTAGTTAAGAGAAAACCAAAGGTAAAAGCAGAATCTGAAATTTACAGGCGGGATCGTAAATCTTTTTATACAGTGGGAGATGAATCTTTAGATAAGACTAAGGATATTGTTTGTATCAAGGTTCCTAATATTAGAACATCTGACTCTATAGTTGATTCATTTGAGCGTAAATTCTCAGAATTTTCATCTAAGAACAAGGTTTGTACTGTAATATACGTTAAGGAAAAGTCTACTGTTCCTTCATATACAATTACAGCAAAAGAATTTGTGACTAAACAGTATGACCTTCTGTATGCTGACAAACAGATGTATGTTGATGTTCATAATAAAAATATAGTTGAGGGAGAGTCAACGTATTATATGTTTGGTATATTGTTAAAAGAAGAGAATCTTAAAATCAATCCTATATCTGTAATTGGTAAGATTCGCATGGAAGTTAAACGTTTGTTGTCATTAAAGTTGACAAAATCATACGACCCAAGTATAATTAACACTTATGCGAATATGTTAAGTAAACCACTTGTTGATATTGTTGGACAAGATTTTAAAAAAATGTCGATTGATACATATCCAATGTTAGAGTTTTGTCTAACCAATTACATGACTGATAAAACAAAAATTGATAATATTGTCGATTATATTAATTTAGTAGGCAAGTGAGAAACATTTATATTTTTAAAGGAGTAGTAAAATGAATAACTTTGTACACATGGTATCTGATACGTCCGTCATGGTTCTTAATACATCAACTGGAGAGCAGGTAAAATTCTATTCAGAAGATCCTCGATATGCTCAAGTTATTGGATTGATTCAAGAAGAACTGTATGATGAATGTTTTGACCTAGATACTAAACATATCGTTCAGAATTTTCTTGTTCTTCACGGTGAAGATCCGTTAGGTCGAGTCTCAATTAAGATTGAAAATGGCATGGGTCTTGTATATCTCCACCAGCATAATTTGACAGTTGATCTTCATGATTCTATCACATCACGTCTTACAAAGATGTATGAACAAGGATTTGATTCAAGACCAATATTGAATTTTATCGCAAATATTTATGAGAATCCATCAAAGACCTCTATTGATGAGTTGTATTTGTTTATCGAAGCATGTGAGTTGCCTTTGACAGAAGATGGATACTTTATTGCATATAAGATCGTAAAGAGTGATTATATGGATATCTATTCTGGTACGATGCGCAATGCAGTTGGCGATATTCCGTCTATGCCCCGCGCTTTAGTTGATGGTGACCGTAACAACACATGCTCAATGGGTCTGCACTTTTGCTCTCGTGCATACTTGAGCCATTATGGTTCACGTTCACAAAATACAGATCGTTGCTTGTTGGTTAAGATTAATCCAGCAGATGTTGTTTCTATTCCAGCAGATTACAATAATGCTAAAGGTCGCGCATGGAAATACGAGGTAGTTGGAGAAGTTGCTGATGGTTGGCGTGATACGCTACAAACGACAGATTACACAAATAATGCCGTGGTAGATATTTCAGGTAATGATATTGAAGAAGATATTGAAGAAGATATTGAAGAAGATAGATACACATCAGAAGTGCTTATTAATTGTTATAATTCTGGTTATGTTTTTGGATATAATGAGGGTAAACTAAAAAACAAATTTGACTTTGGAGATCCAACAGTAGATGAATATATTTTTCCACAATGGGAAGAAGGATATGCTGCTGGATATAAGGCAGGTAAGAATAAAAAAGCAAAAGTGTTGAAATAAATCTAAGGAGATAATTATGTCAAGAGGACATCGTGGTGGAGTAAAAGGTAAGCAAAAGTTCTGGCGCAAGATGTCAGAAAAGCAATATGATGGTGAAACTGAAATTCGTACAGGTAAACGATTACGTGATGCTATGCGTAATGTTAATCATCCTGGAATTATGACAACCGGGCATGTATCAATGATGAAAAATGCGGGAATTAATACTCCAGTATTAGACAAACTGCTTTCAGGTAAGTATAATGATATGGTATCAAGTGATTCACAAATTCAAGATGTCGAAATTTTAGAGGGAGCATAAATTGCAAATATCAAAAACAACATTAGAGATTTTATCTTCTTTCTCTAAAGTAAATCAGAATATCGTAATTCAAGAAGGTACGAAAATTGAAACAATGTCTCCATCAAAGGATCTGATTGCATCGTATGAGAGTGCAGATACATTTGATTCTCAAGTTTCGATTTATAATCTGAATGAATTCCTCGGTGTATTATCAGCATTTGATAAACCAGAATTGGATATTTCAGATAAGTTGGTTGTGATTAGCCAAGGCAAACAAAAGGTATCATATACGTTTGCAGATGCTTCATTGCTAATTACTCCACCAGTTAAAGGAATTAAGTTTCCTATATCGGATATCACGTTTACACTTACAGATGTTGTTTTTAGCAAATTACAAAAGATGTCTGCTATCTTAACTGCTGGTGATTTTTCTGTAATTGGTGATGGTAAGACTATCATATTGCGTGTGCATGACCTAAAGAATCCAACATGTAATGTATTTGAAATTGACACCGAAGTTGAAACGTCAGAATCTTTCCAAGTTAATTATAAGATGGAAAAGATGAAGTTGCTTAGTGGATCATATACAGTTGACGTTTCGGCTAAGAAGATTTCTCGCTTTACGCATACAAGTATTGAGTTGGTATATTATGTTGCTATCGAGTCAACAAGTGACATGTCAGCATTCATTGAAGTAAATAATGCCCCTTGAGCAAGGGTTTTATTCTAATTAATTGCTCAATTATATAATGGAGTTTTAAATATGCAAAAAATCCAAAAAGGTGGTTCTGATGGTAATCGTTATATGTGGAATGTATCTGTAAAAAATGAAGGTAAGACCACATATCGTAGTCGTCATGCAACCGCTGCTGGTGTTCGTAGTGAATTTAAAAAGCGTGGCAAGACAGTTACTGGAGTATCAGTAGTTAAGGCTTAAACGTAATAATAGTGGTCGGGGATTGCTAAAGCATTTAACACTAATTAAACTCCCCTCCTAATTCTAAAATGAGAAAAATTATATGTCGGAATTAATCCTATCCGAGAAGTATCGACCAAAAACAATAAATGAATGTATTCTACCTCAAGAAGTAAAAGATCGTCTTAATGGTATTATTGCATCAGGTAAAATGCAGTCGATGTTATTTTCTGGTTCGGCAGGAGTTGGTAAAACTACTGTTGCTCGTGCAATTGCAAATGAATTAAATGCAGATTTATTATTCATTAATGCCTCAATGGAAAACGGTATTGATACAATGAGAACTAAGGTTACTCAGTTTGCATCAACTGTATCTTTCAATGACTCCAATAAAATAACCATCTTAGATGAGTGCGATAGTCTTTCTTTAGACGCACAAAAAAGTTTACGTGGTCTAATCGAAGAGTTTGGTGGCAATCATAGTATAATCTTCACCTGTAATTATCCACAAAAAGTTATTGATGCAATTCATTCAAGATGTACATGTATCGACTTTAAGATAACAGCAAAAGATAAACCGTTGATAGCAGCAAGATTCTTAAAACGTGTTATCAATATCCTAGATACAGAAAGCATTGAGTATGAGAAAGAAGCTGTTGCTGCATTAGTTATGAAAAAGTTTCCAGATTTTCGATCTGTTCTCAATGAGTTACAATCATATTCTGCTGGAGGTAAGATTGATTCTGGCATCTTAACTAATCTAACAGAGGAGTCTTTTGTTAGATTAATTACCGCATTAAAGGGAAAGAAATTTGGAGAAGTTAGGCGTTGGGTCAGTGAGCATATTGATATTGATTCTGCTATTTTATTTAGATTGTTTTATGATAATGCGTTTGAAAGATTAGAGTCTAAATCTGTTCCAGAGTTAATCTTATATCTGGGTGAATTTTCTTATAAAGATTCTTTCTGTGCAGACTCAGAAATAAATCGTATGGCATTTTTGACAACACTAATGGTTAGTTCTAATATTATTTGGAAATAAAAATGTTATGAGTAAAACTTTTATTACATCAGATCATCATTTTTGTCATGCCAATTTTTTGACATTTAAGAATTCTGCTGGAGAACAATTGAGAAAATTTTCATCCGTTGAGGAAATGGATGAATATATGGTGTCTCAATGGAATGATAAAGTTTCCAAAAACGACTCAGTATATCATTTGGGTGATCTATGTTTTCATAACAGATTATTAGATTCAATTATGCCAAGATTAAATGGACAAAAGAAAGTTCTAATTAAAGGTAACCATGATAGGTTAAAAGTATCTCAGTATATGAAATACTTTAATGATATTCGTGCTTATGATCGTCTTGATAACTTCATATTATCTCATGTGCCTATTCATCCAGAATCGTTAGGGAGAAGCAAAGGTAACATTCATGGTCACGTTCATGCTAATACGTTATCTGATCTAAGATATTTTAACGTATGTGTAGACGTGTGGGATTATGCTCCAGTAGACTTTGAATTAATTCGACGTGCATTTGATTTGAGGGGATTAAATGAGTAGTCCATTTGAGTTAGCACAAAGTCTTTTAGATAAGAGTAAATTAGATTATCCAATGTCTGACTATAATTCTTGGATGATAAATAAAATATTCTCAAACAGTATCGACACAATTTTCTTTGCAGAAATCATGAATAAATACTATCACCTTGACAAAGACATTCAGAATTCATTTTATTTGTATGGTTTGCCTAAAGGTAAAAAGACAGGCAAGTGGAATAAAGCTGCTATAAATAATGATGTCGATTTGATATCTAAGTATTACAGATGTAATCGTAAGTTGGCTGAGGTGTATCTTTCATTACTCAGTGAAGAATCATTTAATAAGTTAAAAGAAAAAATAAACAAGGGTGGTCGAACGTGAATGGCAATCAAATAACAGAAGATGATTTAATAGATGAGATAGGTGTTTTAGTCCTACTTAAAAAGCCAGAAAGTTTTCTCTTAGTAAAAGAGACATTAACTAGATTAGGTGTAGCATCTAATAGATCAAAGAAGTTATTTCAGTCAGCACATATTTTATACCGCAAAGACCTTTATTTAATCGTTCATTTTAAAGAATTGCTGATGTTAGATGGCAAGGAAACAAATATTTCAGAATCGGATTATGCTAGACGTAATACGATATCAAAGATGTTGGCAGATTGGAATTTATTAACTATTTTAGAACCAGAAAAGTTAACATTATTAGCTCCTGCATCTGCTGTAAAAGTTTTATCCCACAAGGATAAAGAAGAGTGGGAATTAGTTCCCAAATATACGATTGGTCCGAGTAAATTTAAAGGAGAAGCAAATGGCAACAGATAAGCAAGTAGTGTTTTCACTAGATGAAGTTAATCAAATCCTACAAGTATTGGGTGAAGTTCCTGCTCGATATTCCCTTGATCTAATCACATTCATTCGTGGTAAGGCTCAAGAACAAATCGGTGATAAGGATGAGCCTATCACAGATGTCGAAGTAGTAGCGTAGGGAGAAATAATATGTCCATTTTTGCCACTTATAGCGGCGGTGATAAACATCTAGTTAATGCAACATTAAAACTTGATCGTATCTGGGGTGGCAAAAATGAGAACTGGAATGCATGGGTTCAAGTGTTTGCTCAACATAGTAACGTGGTAGAGACAACATTCTCTATATGGGCACCATATGTTGACGGCCAGAATCCATACGAGGCACTTTATGTCGTATTAGGTAATGTATCATTTTTATCTGATGTAGTTCATGATGCCTCAACTGATCCAGTTTCTTCTGAAACAGAATCTACAGATGATATAATCAATACATCAACTGAACTAGAATCTGCTACACCAAAGAAAAAGAAGGCTTCAAAGAAAGCTGTTTAATGTGTTAAACTTGATAATGAAGGTGGTTAAATTTATTCCACCTTCATTTCTTTTTTGTGAGTTGCAAAAATATGATTATGGTGTTATACTATGGGGTATAACATCAAACGAGAGACATTTAAATGAAACTTCACAATGGACTAGACGTAACAATATCGGGCCAGATTCAGGTCGAAAATAATAATTATGTCGTTGTCAAATTACCTCATGCAACATATATGCAAGGTTTATTAGTCACTCATGTTTTATGTAGACAGCATAACTTCGTAGAATACTCCGAGCAAGCAAAAAAAGAATCTGATGAAATTACTAAGTTTGATCCAATAGTACCTGATGTAGTCAAAGAAGCTACAATCGTAGCTGAAAATACTACAGAGGAGCAATCTTCAAATGTCGTGGATTGACGATAAATTCCTTAAACTAATATCATATCGGTTAGAAGGATTTAAGTTTAAAGGTAATGGTATAGCTAATTGTAAGTGTCCCATCTGTGGTGATTCTGAAAAGAAACTAAATAAGATGAGAGGTTACTTTTATACTAAAACTGGAAAGCTATTTTATCGTTGTCATAATTGTGGTGCTAGTCAATTATTTTCAACATTCTTAAAAGAATTCGATTTTAATCTTTACAAAGAATACAATCTGGAAGTGTTTAAAGACAATATGGTTATCAGTACCATTCCAGAAGTAGATGCCACAAAATTTATATCCAAAGTAACACATAAGCAATATGACATCTTTTCATCATTGCCTTTAGTTAGGAATTTATCTCATAATGATCCTGCGTATATTTGGTGTAAAAATAGGAAACTGCCCATTGATACCTTTGAATTTTATTTTGCAGATAAATTCATTAGCTGGACGACAGGACATACAGATAAGTTTGATTCCTGTAAAAAGTTCGAT